TCATTATTATCATTATTATTATTATTACTATAATCATTATAATATTCTTTAATAATAGCATTAATATAAGACGATTTACCACTACCTGAAGCACCAATTAATAAAATATTTAATGAATTCATTTCAATAAGTGTTTTAATGATTTGAATAAAATTTGAATCAACTTCAAAGTCATCAAGATATATAGGTTGATATTTATATATGAATGGTAATTCCATAATAAATTAATTCGTAAATAACTGTTTAAGTTTATATAATGTAATAAATAGAAAGGTATGATAAATACAAATCTATATTATGAAATACTAGGTGTAAATAAAAATAGTAGCGAAGATGAAATAAAAAAAGCTTATAGAAAACAATCTTTAAAACACCATCCAGATAGGGGAGGTAATAATGAACAATTTCAAAAAATAAATACAGCTTATGAAGTATTAAAAGATCCTAAAAAAAGACATCAATATGATATGGGAATAGATCCAGATAGTCTAAATCAAATGGGACCGGATATATCAAATATATTTGATATATTAAGTCAAATGCGTATGGGTGAACAAAGTACGGCTCATATATTTGCTTCAGATTATGGAATGCCATTTGGCGTGCATCCAGGAATGAATATGCATTATCAGCAACGTATGCAAAAACCAGCATCAATTGTTAAAAATATAGAAATAGATATATTTCAGTCATACACAGGATGTACATTACCTTTAGAGATTATTAGATGGACAATAGAAAATAATGCAAAAAAAGAAGAAACAGAAACAATTTATATATCAATACCACCAGGTATTGATGATGGAGAGATGTTAGTAATGAGAGAAAAAGGTAATATTATTAATGATGATAATAAAGGAGATATAAAAATATTTATCAAAGTTAAAAATACAACTGAATTTCAAAGAAAAGGTTTAGATATAATTTATAATAAAAGAATAACACTTAAAGATGCTTTATGTGGATTTATATTTGAAGTAAACCATATTAATGGTAAATCTTATAAAATAACAAATGGTAATGGTAATACTATAATACCAAATTATAAAAAATTATTGCCTAAAATGGGATTTAAAAGAGATAATCATAATGGTAATTTTATAATTATTTTTGAAATAATTTTTCCCGAAAAACTTACAGAAGATCAAATAAAAGTGTTAGAAAATATTTTATAACAATATAACAATATAAAAATATATAAAATGATTTGTATAAAGAAGACAGATAATTGGAATCTGGATCGAAGACCCAGAAATAATAGAGTAAGTTATAATAATACACTTAATCAATGGAAAGATAGACTTCGCACTCAATTGTTAGTTAAGGCTCTAGTACAGTGTCCAATACTAAGACAAAATCATCAGTAGTATAAAGTGTATAAAGATAAAAAATAATATATTAGTAATGAGTACAGTAAGACGAATTAATTGTGAATTAAAAGATATGACTGAATCTGCTCCTAGTAATTGTTCAGCAGGACCAATATCAGATGATATTTTTAAATGGCAAGCTACAATAATCGGACCTGAAGGTACTCCATATGAAGGAGGAGTGTTTTATGTAAGAATAGATTTTCCAACAGATTATCCATTTAAACCTCCAAAAATGATGTTTTTAACAAAAATATATCATTGCAATATTAATTCAGCAGGAGGTATATGTTTAGACATTTTAAAAGATCAATGGAGTCCAGCACTTACAATAAGTAAGGTATTACTTAGTATATGTTCTTTATTAGATGAACCAAATCCAAATGATCCGTTAGTTCCCGAAATAGCAGATTTACTAATAAATAATAAATCTTTACATGATGAAAATGCTAGAGCTTATACTATGAAATATGCTACAGAATTTTGTGATTAAATTATCTTAAAAATTTTTTGTAAAATAATTTATGAAATTCTTTTAGTCTGAATATTAGAAGATACGAGATAAATTGAGTTTTCAGTGCAAATAAGATATTCAGAATCTACCTTATAAATTTTAGCAATAGGCGAAGTATATTCATCTTCACTTTTAACTAATAGTTTTTCACCATTTTCTCTTACACCAATAAGAACTTTATTTTCTAGAGAATCAGTCCAATAATCAAGCATAATAGGTTTATCATCAACAATTGCTATTTTACAAGCATGAGTTAAACACTGTTGTCCAGGAGCTGAATAAGTTTCAGTCATTATAATACAAATAACATAAAAAAATCTTTAAATACTTATATATTTAAAAAATATTTAAATGAGATATTAATTATATTATAATGACCAAATCTTTACAATCAATTGAGAATTATAAATTAAATTATACAAATAATACTCCAGAAATTTTTACTAAATACAAAAATTTGATAACAGAATATTTAATTCAATCAATAGAAAGTATATATATGAATAATATAGATTATTATAAATATACACTAATCACTGGAATTTTTACTATAGAAAAAGTTTTTAAAAATATTATTTTATACACAAAAAATTTAGAACTAACCTATTATCATTGTCAAAAATCTTTCTATTACTATGTTGAATTCATAAGTCAAATTGCTGAAGATAATCATCAATATTTACAATTAAATTGTAAAGATGCATCATTATTTGTATATAAAAAAACTATTTTTGATCTAAATAATGAATATCGTAAAGAATTTGCTTCTATAAAAGGTAATTGTGCTATAACTGATAATTTAGATTTTTTAATAACTCTATATAATAGTTATTTAGTAAATATTATTAGTAATTATAATTTTAATTTAAATAATAAAATACAAATTATTACTACTATAGAAAGTAATTTAGATAAATTATTTCAAAATATACTAAATCTATCTTTAAATATTGATGAAGATTTATATAATAATAAATTAGAGTTAATAAATTTATTTAATTCAAATATTTTGATAAAAGAATATAATAAAAAAATAATATATCTAGAATTATTAATTAAAAAATTATTAACTAAAAATATAATTACAGATAATTTTACAAGAAATTTAAAAAAAAAACTTAAAAATATAGATAAATTAGAAGATTTATCAGAAACTAAATATATAAATTGGTTAACAAATGATAATTAGTTAATTTTTATTACTATTTTTTTTCTAATTTTTCTTTTATATTTTTCTATTTTATTGTCATCTATATCATCTTTTATTTTTCCTCCAACATTTTTGTATTCTTTAGATAATAAATCTTTTAAAAAGTTATATATATTTTCTAAAATATCTTCACTACATTTTCCTACTATTAATACACTACCAGTTCTAAAAATCATAAATGAAACTTTAGTAATATTATTATTAATAACAGTTTGTCGACCTGTTTGTTCTTCTATACTTTTACATTCATCATAATAAAATTCACATTGAATACCTGGATAAGAACATGGATCAAAAGCACTATTTAATTTGTATTCATACTTTAAAATATTATATAATTTTTCTCTATTAATATAATATCCACAACTAAAATTAGAATTAATTAGTACTGTTTCTGTTCTATTTTTTAAATAATTTATTTCTTCTTGACCACCTGAAATTTCATTTAAATTTTTTATAAGTAAATTTAAAACTTTAATTAATACATTATCATCTTGAATACCAGGTATTTCTAATTTTCCAGTATTAAATACTTTTACGTGAATTTCTTTATATATTTCATTATCTAATATTCTTAATATAACAACAAAACAATTATAAAAAGCACTCTTTTTTTTACATCTATAACTAGTAATATCTTTTTTTGATAAGCCAATACTAATTTTTCTAACATCTTTAAATTTAATTCTTCCAGTTGGATTTACTATTTGAGTAATAATAAATTCATCTACATAATTATTTTTAAAATCTAAATTTTTTCTTAATCTATCTAATTCTTCTTTACTTGATGTATTAAATTTCATTTGTTTTTTTATAATTCCCTCACATGGTAAATGGTATGGAATTATTTTTAATTTCCAAAAAATATTATCTAGATTAATTTCTGTATTTAAATATGATATTTTTGTTTTTGTGGATATATATATTGGACTACATTTAGGAGTATCTTCACTTGAATTTTCATATACATTAGTATTTTTAGTTTCAAACTCTCCATCACAAAAATCATCCCATGCTGTATCTATATCCAACATATATCTTGTTATTATACTAATATAAAGTTTCTTTAAGCTAATCTATTTCAATTATTTTCTAATTATAATGTAAAATATGAATTGCATAAATGAAACTGCTCCAAGGACTATTTACGAGCATACTGCACCTATTCCTATTCCAGGAAAAAAAATATCTAAAATAACAGATGAATATAGTTTAAAACAGAATTTTTTTGATCCTAATAAGGGTTCTCCACCTAATAGTTGGAATAATAGATTACTTCAAAGAATTGGTTCTAATAAAAATAATTATTTAAATAATTCTTTTAAACTAGTAATCGAATAGATTTTTAAATATTCAATATTAGGTTCATGTAGGTGCATAATAAATTCTACAAAATTTAGATATTCTTTAGTTATTTTATTTGTATCATTTCGAATAATATAATTTAAATAATTTTTTATTATATTTTTAATTTCTATATTATATTCTTTACTTATTGATTCAAGATAATTAACACTATTATTTATATCATTTTTTTTTATACTTGTAGTTAAACTTTCCCAAACATTATTACCTATTACTTTTTTATTATGTATCATATTCTGATTTGATTGCATATAATTTATCATGCTACGAATATCAGATTTGTATAATTCTTGAATAGATTCTAATGTTTCAGTTGATAATTCTAATTTTTCATTATCACTTATATTTGATAAAAATTCTATAATATTTTTTTTTGGTAATTGATTAAATCTTAATCTCATAAATTCATTTTGAAGAGAATCATCTATACGACTTATATAATTACAAATTAAACAAAAACGTACGTTCTTATTGTAACATTGTAATAAATATTTTAAAGCTTGTTGTGCATTTTTTGTCATGTAATCTACTTCATCTAATATTACAAATTTTGTACCTTTATTAAATAAACTTTTTGAATTTACAAATTGATTAATTGTAGTACGTATAATATCTATTCCTCTTTCATCCGATGCATTTAGATGTATCATTAATCCTTTATTACGCTGATTATTATTTTTTTGATATTCATCAACTAAATTTATTATTGTTGTAGTCTTTCCCGTGCCTGATGGACCATATAATAATAAATTTGGAAAATAATTATTTTTAATTATATTTACCATAATTTCTTTATTTAATGGATCAAGAACTATATTTTTAAAATTGGTTGGTCTGTATTTTTCTATCCAAGGACATAAATTCAATATTTCACTCATCTCTAATAGATATAGTTTTACTTTATTAAGTTTTTATTTTATTAAATAATTGATTTATATAAATATATTAATAATTATAATATATGACTAATATTGATATGGAAGATTCTGGTTATTTATCATTATTTTTGGGTCCTATGTATTCTGGAAAAACATCAAAACTTATAGAATTATATAAACAATTTACTTTTTGTAATATTCCTATTATAGTTATTAATTATAAAGGTGATACTAGATACTCTGATACTATGTTATCTACTCACGATAAACACATGATACCTTGTATAATGTGCGAAAATTTATCTGAAATTCAAATTAATTATATGCAGGAATTTAATGATGCAAAAATAATATTAATTAATGAAGGACAATTCTTTAATGATATTATTCCATGGGTATTCAATGCTATTAATTCTCTTAATAAACATATTTATATATCTGGCTTGGATGGAGATTTTAAACGTAATCAATTTGCAAATAATTGGTTATCATTAATTCCACATGCAGATACTATTATTAAACTACATTCATATTGTAGTATATGTAAAAAAAAACCTGCTATTTTTAGTCATAGAATTTATGATAATGATAATCAAATTTTAATTGGTAGTGAAGCATATATTCCACTTTGTAGAAAATGTTATAATAATCAAAATAATCAAAATACTTAAAAAATATATTAAAACTATTTAAATTGTTATATTGTTTAATAATTAATGAACGCTGAAGAATCAAAAATTCCAAAAAAAAGAGGTCGCAAATCTAAATTAGAAAAAGAACAAGAGATTAATAATAATGTTTCAACTAATGATGATAATACAACATATGAACCACCATCTAAAGAACCACCAAAAAAACGTGGTAGAAAACCTAAGGGAGGTAAAATTATTCAACCTAATCAAGTTACTGATAATACTTATATCCCTGAACATAATATTATATTACATCTCAAGTGTAAAACTTCTGATTTACAGTTACCATTTTTTAATTCAATTAACTATGAACCTAATATTCCACCTATCGACTCTTATCAATTTGAAAATAGTGATCTTAGATATCAAACTATTAATGAATCGGAAAATAGAAAAATTAATATAAATAATGATATTGTTGATACTAATGACGATAATAAAGAATTATGGAAAAAATTAGATGAATTAACTATTAATCTTCATAATAACAATATTTGTGATAAAAAATCTGCCTGTTTTTGGTGTACCTATGATTTTGATAATCCTCCTATTTATATTCCAAAATACGAACTTAACGGTACATATTACTGTTATGGATGTTTTTGTAGTCCAGAGTGTGCCGTTGCACACTTATTTAAAGAATCTTTAGATAGTACTGCTCGTTTTGAAAGATTTCATTTAATTAATCATATATATTGTAAAATATATAATTATAAAAAAAATATTAAACCCGCTCCAGACCCATTTTATTTATTAAATAAATATTATGGTACTCTTTCTATTCAAGAATATAGAAAATTATTAAAAAATGAAAGATTATTATTAATTGTTGATAAACCATTAACACGTATATTGCCTGAATTACATGATGATAATGATGATTTTGTACTTAACACTCAAATTATTCCTTCTGCTAAGTTTAAATTAAGAAAGAAATCTAAACAAACAAAATCTGAAATTTTGAATGAAAAATTTAATCTTAAATAAATTATTTTATTTTACTTTATTTAAGATTTTCTTTTAGTTTTCTTTCTGCTTCACCTCTTTCTCTTAACGCTCTTTGAATTGCTTGTTGTTTTCTCTCCTCTAACTCTTTTTTAACACGATAAGTTGCCGCAGCATCATCCATTAACGTTCTTATTTCTCCATAAATCATCTGATTTATACTTTTACACTTATCTATTTCTTTTTTTGGACCTAAATATTCTTTTATTACTGCCAATACATCATTATTATGTTCTTTTAATTTATTTATAGCTGTTTCTTCATCATAATCTGTTTGTCTCATTACTATACTATGTAAACTATTTTCTGAATTCATATAAATTATATACTTTTTTTAAAATCATATTAAAACGAATAATATAATTCATGTATATAATTTATGGATAATACAGATAATACAGATAATACAGATAATATAATTAATGAAATTAGTAATAAATTACAATTAACACTGAAAGATACTCTTAAACCTTTTTTTAATGAATTCTCTATTAATAATAATCTTTTACAAAATATAAGTAATATTCTTAAAGAGTTACCTGATTATAAAAATTTACTAAAAGAAAATGAAGAATTAAAAAATGAAAATATCTTTCTTTCTAATAAATTAAATAATTTTAAAAATATGGAAACTGAATCGACTCCATATTATTCCTCTACTGAAGTTAAATTAGAAGTTAAAGAAAAAAGTCTAAATAATTCTTCTATTAAACTAGAAGATATTTATAGTTCTATTAATTATCATACTGATGTTAAAATTACAAATACTACTAATACCAAAATAAATTTAGTTTCTGATGATAATATTTGTGATAATAATATTTCAGATGATAATGATTCTGATGATAATAGTTCTGATAATGATATATCATATAATAATATTGTTCCATATTCTGATTCAGAAGATGATGGGCTGCAGCTAGAGGACAATAAGGAACCGGTGGGAGGCGGTGGCAGCGAGCTCGTGCCGCTTGCTCCGCGCCGCCAGCACGCGCGTGAGGGCGCGCCGGAAAAAGAAGAGAAAAAAAAATCATACACCCAGCAGGATAAGAAAGAAAAAGAAGATGAGAAAGAAGGTGAAGAGGAAGAGGAAGAAGATGAAGAGGAAGAAGATGAAGAGGAAGAAGGTGAAGAGAAAGAAGGTGAAGAGGAAGAAGGTGAAGAGGAAGAAGGTGAAGAAGGTGAAGAGGAAGAAGACGAAGAGGAAGAAGGTGAAGAGGAAGAAGGTGAAGAGGAAGAAGACGAAGAAGAAGAAGAGAAAAAAGAAGATAGAGAACAAAAACGGAAAGAAAAGGAAGAGGAAGAGGATGAAGAAGAGGATGAAGAAGGAGAAGATGAGAAAGAGGAAGAAGAAGAGAAAGAGGAAGAGGATGAGGATGAGAATGAGGATGAGGAAGGTGAAGAAGAAGAAGAGAAAGACGAAGACGAAGAGGATGAGAATGAGGATGAGGAAGAAGGGGAAGATGAGGGTGATGATGAGGAAGGGGAAGATGATAGTGAAGAAGTATACTTAATTACTATAAATAATAAAGATTATTATACAAATAATGAAACTGATGGAAATATTTATTTAATTTTAGATGACGAAGATGTTGGACCAATTATAGGTAAATTTAAGAATAATAAAGCAATATTTTTCAAATAAGTTAAAATCTTAAGATATACTATATGATTTTAGATAATATTTGTGCACCAGCAGTTTTGTATATATGTTTTTCCTTAACACATATAATAATTGATATTTTTAAAACATTATATAATACAGCTTTTTTTAAATTTATTGTAATGATTATATTTTC